GCGCGTCGAAGGTGATCTTGGCGCCCTCGGGCAGCAGGCCGGTCATGGCGACCTTCATCCCGCCGACGACGACGGCCGGGTTGAGCACCGGCCCGGTGAACTCGATGACCGGCGCGGTCGGGGCGTCCCCGCCGACGACGACACCCCACGGCGGGACGTACTCCGTCGAACGGTTGAACGTCAGCGGCCAGGTGGCCGGCCACGCGAAGCCGCCGGACTCGGCCATCCCGAGGCGCAGGTCGACGAACTGCTCGTCGTCGTCGTAGTGCAGCGCGTCGGCCTTGCGGAACGTCGCCGCCGGCGGCAGGTAGCCGCCGAGGAAGGCGTTGTTCGGCTCGTAGTCGAAGTTGCCCGGGCGGCCGAAGATGACCCGCGTGCGGCCACCGATGGCGTAGCGCAGCATCTTCACGTCGCGGGCGGTGCGGAAGCCGTCCACCCCGCCGAGGAAGATCGAGCCCATCAGCGCCAGCTCGGCCAGCGCGTCCTCGGGCGACTCGATCTCCGGAGCGGTGCCGAGCTGCCAGCTCCAGGTCTGGGCCTCGCGCACGTCGCGGCCCATGCGCTTGGCGCCGGTGATGCTCGAGTTCTGGTCCTGGGTCAGGAAGCCGTTGTTGCCCGGGCTGAACCCGCCCTCCTGCACGAAGATCGGGCAGTCCAGGCCCCACCGGTACCCGTCCATCTCGAACTGGTAGTCGCTCAGGCCGGGGACCATCCCGACGCCGGTCAGCGCGATGGCGGTCATCAGAGCGTCCTCCCTGCGTACTTGCCGCCGAGCGAGACGCGCTGCAGCGTGCGGGTGAGATCCTGCGCGACGTCGTCGGAGGTGATCGACACGTCGTGGAAGTGCGGCTCGTACCGGCCGATGAGGGCGGCCTTGCCCTCGCCGCCGTGCTGGGCCCACTGGTCGGCCGTGAAGACCGGCTCGGGGCGGCCGGTCATGTTCAGCACCTGGGTGACGCCCGGCTGCAGCAGGCCGCCGCGGTCGAACATCATCGAGCCGTTGTCGGCGACCTCGCGGCCGTTCCAGACGTACTTGCCGCCCGAGCCCGAGGTGTCGTCGAGGTCGGCGTTGCCGCTGTCGAAGTAGCTGCCGAGGAACTGCCCGACGCCGTCGAAGATCTTGTTCGGGACGCCCTTGAGCATGTCGATGAAGCCGCCATGCCAGGGGATCAGCCCGAGCCCGGTGTTGACCACGCCGCGCAGCATCTCGAGGGGCTTGTCGGCCCACCACGGCAGCCCCTTCTGGCCGCCGGCGCTGACCGGCGGGGTCTTCGTCACGCCGCCGTTGAAGGCGGCAGTGAAGTTGAAGGCGCTGTTCGGGTCGTAGGGGCTCATGCGGCCCTCGAGGTGGAGGTGGTTGCCCGTGGAGTGGCCGGTGCTGCCGACGTAGCCCATGAGCTGGCCACCGAGCATCCGCTGCCCGACGCTGACGATCTCGCGCAGCATGTGCCCGAGGATCCAGAAGGTGCCGTTGTCGGCCGCGAGCCGGACATGGTTGCCGAAGCCGCTGTTGTCCCAGCCGTCGCGGATGATCCGGCCCGAGAACGGCGACACGATGGGCGTGCCGGCCGGCGCGGGCAGGTCGAGGGCGCGGTGGACCTTGCCCGACGGGTAGTGGCCCCACGGGAACCGCGGCTGGGCGTTGACCGGCTTGACCATGCCGCCGATGGCGTAGCCGGGCATGCCGGGCAGGACACCGTAGCGGTTGATGAAGTCCAGGCCGTCGAGGCCGATGATCTTGCGCAGGCTGGTCGTGGCCTCCTTGCGCAGCACGTACTCGTCGCGGTGGACGATGCCGGCGGGCTCGTACTTGCCGCCCGGGCCGGTGTAGCCACCGGTGTCGAAGGCGTACTTGTTGTTCTTGGCCGAGCCCTTGGAGGCCACCCCGGTGTAGGAGTAGTTGGGGTCGGCGCGGTTCACCTGGATCTTGTCGATCATCGGCACGCGCCACTTGAGGCCGAGGAACTCGAGCACGTCGTTGATGCCCTTGAACAGGCCGTCGTTGAGCACCGTGCCGATGATGAAGTTGACCGGCTCGGCGACGATCTTCCCGAGCTGGTTCCACACGCTCGAGGCGATGTCGAGGATCGACTGCCAGGCGCCGGCGAGGTCGCCGTTGACGACGGCGATGAGGGCGTCGAACACGCGGCTCAGGACGTTGTCCCAGTACCACTTGATGCCCTTGAGGATGGTGGCCCAGTAGGACCCGATCCACCCGAAGACGGGCGACAGGACGTGCTCCCACAGCCAGAGCACGACGCTGTTGAACTGCTCGAACATCGGCCAGAGCCACTTCGAGGCGACCGCCCAGATGAGCTGGAAGGTCTTCGAGATGATGCCGCCGATGACGGTGAAAACGGGCTGCAGAATGTTCTGCCACAGCCACTGCGCCACCTCGGCGACCTTCTGGAAGAAGCCGGTGATCGCGGGCAGGGCCTTGTTCTGCCACCACGGCAGGAAGCTGTTCTTGATCCAGTCGACGAAGACGCCGACGTACTCCTGCACCTTTGCCCAGACGATCTGGACACCCTTGCGGAAGTTCTCGTTGTTGTTGTACAGCCAGACCAGGGCGATGACGACCGCGGTGATGCCGAGCACCCACGGGCCCATCGCGCTGGTCATGAGGAACTTGACCGAGATGGCGAGGGCGTTGACGCCGGCCGCGACCTGGGAGGCGAAGGCCAGCCCGGTGATCGCGGTGAAGAGGGTGGCGACGATCTTCGGGTCGAGCCCGGCGATGAACTTGAAGAAGCCGACAATGGCATCGAAGATCGGCGTGTCGGCCATTCCCTTGCCGATATTCAGAATCAGCTTGGCAATGGAGAAGATGAGCTCCAGAACCTGCGGCCCCTCGGTGCGGACATAGTCGAGGAACTTGTTGAATCCGTCACTACCGATGAGGCCCTTGGACCACTCGGCCCAGCCCTTCGTCATGTCGACGAAGCCGTCCATGAATTCCTTTGCGAACGGCGCAAAGGCCGTCGCGAGGTTGGCCACGACGGTCAGGAGGTTGACGAAGAGGTCGCCGAACTGGGTGAAGAACGTCGGCGCGTACTTGGCCATCGTCTCGAAGAAGAGCCGCATGTCCGGGCCACGGAGGGTCTCGCCGAGCAGGGTGAAGAACTGCCCGACGGTGGTGCCCATCGTCGAGAGGAAGACCTTGAAATCTGGACCATACGTGTCCATGAGCTTCTTGATCTCGCGCTGCAGCGGTGGCAGCATCCCGGCCTGGATGATGTTGCGCAGGTCGATGAAGTCGGTCTGCAGGCCGAAGAGGAACCGCGCGAACTCGCGGCCCTCGGGCCCGAGCTTGCCCATCGCGATCTGGAGCTTCTGCATCGAGGCCTGCCCGATGTCGCCCGTCTTGGTCAGCGCCTCCTGGTAGGCCGTCTGGGCGTCCGAGAGCCGCTCCTGGGCGTCACGGATCGAGTCGGCGCTGTCCTGGGCCTGCTGGCGCTGGTCGCGCTGCGCGTCGGCGACGCCCTGCTGGGCGTCCTTGACCCGGCGGGCGGTGTCGACGACCTTCTCCTGGGCCGCGACGACGTTCGCGTCCTCCTTGACGCCCTTCTTCTGCTGGTCGGCGAGAGCCTTGTTCTCCTCGCGGACGCCCTTGAGGTTGAGCCGGGCCCGCTCGAGCTGGATGGAGGCCTGCTCGCGCTCGAGGTTCGTCGCCGAGCCGTCGGCCATCGCGTTGTTGTAGTCGACCTGCGCGTTGAACAGGTCGATGAGCGCCTGACGCTCGTCGAGCTTGCCGGAGGCGATCCGGTCGGCGAGGTCGTCCTGGGCCTTCTGGGCGTCCGCGCGGGCCTTGGCGAGGTCGTCCTGAGCCTTCTTGGCGTCCCGCTGCGCGTCGGCGAGGTTCCGCTCGGCGTCGGCGATCCGGCGGTCGCTGTCCTCGGCGGCACGGGCGGCCTGCGAGCGGGCCCGGGCGAGACTCTGGGAGGCGTCGCGGACGCCGCGGCTCGCGGTCCGCATCGCCTTGTCGTTGGCCAGCGCGTCCTTGCGGGCGTTGTCGTGCACCTCGCCCATCGCCGTCACGGCATCGGCCAGGCCGGTGAAGCCGGCGATCATGACGCCGAGCCCGGCCGCACCACCGATGGCCGCGGTGCCGATGGCGCCGAGCGCGCCGGCGGCCGACCCGAGCAGCGGTGCCAGGGTGGGCAGCAGCATCACCAGCGCGAGGACGCGGTAGTTGAAGATGCGGAAGGAGTTGGCCCCCTGGTCGGCGCCGCCGGCCGCGCCGGCGAACATGCCCAGGAACCCGGACGAGGCCTTCTTGTGGTTGATCTGGTCGATCTGCTCCTCGACCCGGTGGAGCTGGAGCAGCGCCAGCTTCACGTTCGCCTCGACCTTGACGTCGGGGTGCTTGCGGGCGAGCAGGTCGAGCTGCTCCTTGACCAGCTTGATCTCGGCGAGCGCCTCGCCGGCGTCCATGTCGACGCCGATGTGGGCGTCGATGTGCAGCAGCCGCTCGCGCAGCGCCGCGACCTTCCGCTCGGCCGGCGTCGAGTCCGCGTCGAGCTTGACGAAGAGGGTGTCGGCCATCGCCCGCGAGGCCTTGCGGATGAGCTGGCCCTGACCACCGCCGCGGACTCGCTCGCGCTCGGCGTCGGCCGCGCGCATGTCGCGCAGGCGAGACTGGATCCGGCGGTCGCGGATCTTGTCACGGGCGCGCTCGCTGCGGGCCGCGGAGGCGGCCTCGGCCTTCTCCTGCTCGCGCAGGGCGCGGTTGGTGTTGGCGATGTCCCACTTGAGCCCCTGCAGCGCGAGGCGCTGGCGCTCGCGCTCCGCGGCCGCGCGGGCGCGAGCCTTGCCCTGCTCGACCTGCTTGGCCAGCGCGACCTTGATGCGCGACTGGACGATGCCCTGGTGGAACTTCGAGTGCATCCGGCGCTGCTGGCCGAAGAACTTCTCGAGGTCGGAGAGCTCGCGCTCCTGGCCGACCTTGCGGGCCCGCGTCTCGCCCCGCTGGCGGGCCTCCTCGTTGCGGCGGCCGGCCTCTTCGTGGGCGCCCTCGGCCTTCCGGTTGGCCTGCTTGACCTGCCGGCCGATGTCGTCCTGCAGGTTCTTGAACGAGGGGACGACCTGCAGGAAGATCCGGCCTGCGCTGTACCGACGGCCTGCCGCCACGGGTCGCCCTCCTCGCTCATCCCTGCGGGATCAATGCCGCAGTCAGCCGCTTATGGACCGCATCCATCTCTTCTCGGTCCAAACGGTCAAATGCCGTCTTCGGCCGAGCATACGGCACCACCGTTCGGGGGTTCGCGCTGTTGCTCTGGATGAGGGCGGCGAGTCGGTCCGCGATGACGGCCAGCAGGTTGACCTGCGGGCTCCATGTCGCGATGGACGGGCCGAGCGACTCCTCGCCGGAGCGCTCCCGCTTCTTCTGCTCGGCCTTGACCATCCGCGCGTACTCGAGGTCGTTCAGGAGCACCGCGTTCATGTGGGAGTCGGCCGGGAGGTGGTCGATGAGGTTCAGCAGGAGCCGCCACTTGCGTTGACGCCAAAGCACCCCGAGGAGATCGGGCTCCCCGGGGTACTTGGCGGCAAGGTCGGCCTCGATCGCCTGAGCTGCCTTGCTGAGGAGGTAGATCAGGCGCTGGCGTTTCCCCGGTTCCCGAGGCCGTAGTGCTGCTGGAAGGCCTTCATGAGCTCGTTCATCTTCCAGGCCGGCATGCGGGTCTCGAGGAAGTGCTTCCGGTCCTCGCCCTGCAGGCAGATCTCGGCGAACGTGTCGGGGTCGTCGAGGTCGACGAGATCCTGCCAGTCCGCGTCCTGCGGGTCGCTGAAGACGAGGCGCTTGCCGCCGACCACGGCGGCGAAGGGCACCTCGACGCCGTCCTCGCGCTCGAGCGTGTCGAGGTTGATGGCGACGGGAGCCGGGGAGTCCCCGACGGCGCGGACGGGGCGAGGACGGGACGTGGACTTGCGAGTGGTGGCCATGGGCAGGGCTCTTTCTCTTGGTGGGCGAACGGACCGGGCGGTCAGCTCTTCTTGGACTTCTTGTCGTCGGCCTTCGGCTCGGCGAACCCGTCGAACTTCGCGGCGTAGTACGCCTCGAGCGTGTGGACGGTGCGGGTCTGTCCGTTGCGGTGGACCAGCTCCACCGTCTCGAACTTGTCGGTGACCTCGGGCGAGACCTCGACGCCGGACGAGGACACCTCGACCTGGGCGTCGGCGTTGCTCTCGGCGGCGGCGTCGGCCTGCGCGCCACGGGCGGTGCTGGAACCAGCCATGGTGTGTTGCTCCTTCGGTTTCGGCAGGCGCCCGGTGCGGCCTCGCCCTGCCCAAGCATAGCCGCACCGGGCGGTATAGGGCGGAACCCCCGAAGCGCGCAAAAGGTGCGTCGGGGGTTCCGTGTGGGAGCCTCGGCTCCGATCAGGCCGCGGCCTCGAAGCCCATCTGGGTCAGCAGGCCGTTCCAGCCCGGGCCGCCGAAGAACCAGCGCTCGGTGAAGCCGAGGGCGCTGTCCTTCGTGCCCTGGAAGGTGACGCCCCAGCCGATGGGGTCGTCGCCGCCACCGAAGGCCTGCTCGGCCTTGCCGGTGACCTTGGCGCGGGCCAGGAGGCGCCCGATGTAGATCTCGCCGTCGTCGGCCTCGTCGACCGCGACCGACAGGACGCGGTAGGACTTCGCCTTGGGGCGCTCGGGCTTGGTGATGATGAGCTCGCCGTCGGTCTCCGTGGAGGTCGACGCGAGGTCGGCGCCCGTGTAGAGGCCGATGGTGGTGAGCTTGGTCTCCTGCGCCACGACCGTCAGGGTCGAGTTGTCGGACGTGATGTCCGAGCGCGTCGGGCTCGTCGCGCCCCAGGAGGTGACGTCGCTCGAGGAGACGTCGTTGGCGTACTGGGCGCCGTCGTTCGACAGGTAGCCGAGGTCACCCCACGGGAGCAGCCAGGTCGCCGGCGAGACCGCGACCGGCAGCGGCGCGAGGAGGTGGTCCGTCGCGTCGGTGAGCCGTGCGGGCACTCCGGCGTCGATGGACGCGATGAAGACGGAGCCCTTGAGGGCCTTGCGGATGAGCTCGGCCTGCTTGTTCTGCAGGGCCTCGTAGTCTGTGCCAGCCACGGTGTGGTCCTTCCTGGGTGTCGTCAGCGTCGTCGGAAACTGACCGAGTACGTTGCCTGGAACCGTCGCACCGAGTCGTCCTCGGTGAACGGCACTTCGTTCGGGATGACGTTCGTCTCTACCCGGTCGAGCAGCACCGTGCTGTCGCCACTGCTGACACGGTGAGGATATCCCATGAAACGTGCATCAAAGGTGCGCGACAGACGACTCGCCACGCTATAGGACGAAGCGTAGAAAGCGACGTCGACCACGAAGGTGCCCTCGGTCTGGTCCGCGGCCCCGTCGAAGACGTAGGCCTGCGCCGCCGGCAGGGGCGACTCGCCCGGCGTGGGGGCCGCGACGTTGGCCTCGCCGACGCCGTCCATGTCGGCCATCAGCGCGTCGACCAGCATTCGCATCACCTCGCCGTGGTCGGGGATCACCGCGATGTCACTCATGGAAGTCACCCACCTTCGCTGCGGCCCGGCCGAGGACACGGAAGGGCTGGTTGGAGCCGCCCTGCGGCCGCGGCTCGCCCGGGGAGGCGCCCTCGTTCGGCCGGCCCGAGCCCCACTCGATGGCGCCCGCGGCCGGGTCGGTGTTGATCACCTCGACGACGGCGCGGCGCTGCCGCGGCTCGCCGGCGGGCTTGAACAGGAAGACCTTCCGCTTGCCGATCCCGAAGGAGCTGGCGTAGCGGCCCCTGTTCTTCGGGGCCAGCCCCCTGGCGATGCCGATCACCTGGTAGGCCGCCTGCAGGCACGGGCGGCGGATCTTGTCCGACTCGACGAACGCCGACATCGGGTAGGAGCCGTCCTCGTGCATCTTGTAGCTGTTGACCTTGTCGCGCTGGTAGTAGACGAGCGCGTTCGCCTTGCTGGCCATCAGCCGACCCCGTAGCGCGTCGTCTGGAAGAGCAGCCCGAGGAACTTGCCGCGCTTGTTGCGCCAGTCCCCGACCACGCCATCGACGCCGAGCTCCTTGCCGCGCACGACGATGACGTCGGTCGCCTTCACCTGGAAGGCGATGGGGGCCGGCGCCCAGACGGTGTAGCCCTCGATCGAGACGATGCCGCGCTCGGCGCTCTCCCTCGAGGCCCGCGGCATGACGATGCAGCGCTTGAGGACGCCGCGCACCTCGCCAGGCGTCTTGTCGCCGTTGCGGTCCTTCGTCGGCGCCGCCTGCACGGTGACCAGCTCCGAGCCCTTGGCCGCCATCAGGCACCGCCGTAGGCGTTGTACTCGTTGATGCCGACCGGCCACGGGGCGGCGCGCGGGTCGAGGTCGGGCAGGTAGATCGCGGCCCAGTCCTCGCCGTAGGGGCGGTTCTCGATCTGCAGCACCCACAGGCCGCCGGTGCCCGACCCGCTGTCGACGATGCCGGTCGTGCGCCTCACCTCGGCGAGGTACTCGCTCTCGATCTCGGTCAGCTCGAAGGTCCGGGCGAAGTCCTCGATGGTGCGGTCCCCGCCGATGGGGCCCACCGAGCCCTCGGCGACGACGGCGTTCGGGTTGATGTAGGAGCGCTTCGCGAGCTGCTCGGCGATCATCACCGCGCGCCGCGGCGCGGCCACCACGGGCATGTCGCTGCCGTCCGGCGCGACGCCGAGCCAGTCCGGCCGGCCGGCGGCGTCGGCCACGATGACGGAGGCCGCCTGGATGCAGTAGTCCCCGTACTCCGGGCGCTCGAGGGGCGACTCTTCGGCCAGCAGCTCGAGCGTGTCCGAGTTGAGTAGAGGTGTCATGGTTGAAGCATAGGGCAGCGCCCCGGCCTCCAAGAGGAAGCCGGGGCGCTGCTGGGGGCGGCGTCGCGGTCAGCGGATGCGGGGAGCGACTGACCGTGCCGTCGATCAGGCGGGCGGCGTCAGGACCGAGTCGAACCCGGTGGCCGTGATGCCGATGCCGCGCACGTTCTTCGCGGTGGCGTAGCCGTCACCGGTCGGGTCGACGAGCGAGCCGTCGGCGTTGCGCTCGTCGCGGATGTCCGTGAAGCCTGCGAAGGCGTGGAACATCGAGCGGTCGCGCGCGTACGCCGAGTCGTAGTCGGCGATCCAGGTGCCGGCGAAGCCCTTGGTGCTGGCGCCCTGCTTGCCGACGTGCGCGCCGGTCGGGACGACGGGCGCCACGTTGGCGACCATCAGGGCCGACGGGTGGCCGTACCAGACGAAGTCCGGGTCCAGGTCGGGCAGTGCGATGACCGGGGTGCCGGCGAGGCGGCCGATGATCGCCTCGCGCAGCGCCGGGGTACCGGTCTCACCAGTCGACTCGTACTTGCTGAGTCGGTCGGAGACGATCCAGGCGGCCTCGACGTCCGAGCCGATGAGGAAGACGCGGCCGGCGCGGGGCGCGACCTTGTCCGCGTCGAGCAGTCGCCGGGCCTCGGCGACGACGCGCAGCGGGTCGTTGTCGGGCGTGATGGCGAAGCTCCGCTTCCACGGGATGGTGGCGAACTTCGCGAGCGTCTTGGCCTCGAGGTCCGCGGCGACGGCCTCGGCCTGCGGGCCGACCACGTCGCGCATGAGCTCGATCTCGTCGAGCGTGAGCTGCTCGAGCGTGATGCTCGTCGCGGAGACGACGTGCTTGTCGAGCTTCGCGGCGATCTTCCCGCCACCGACGATGTCGTCCATGACGATGGGCGCCGTGCGGGTGCGGAACTCGTAGTCCCGGGCGACGGCCTTGAGCTTGCCGATGTTGACGGTGACCGTGTCGCCCTCTGCTCCCGTGAACGTCCCGTCGGGGAAGCGCGTCGAGAGGTAGGGCGAGACCACGGAGCGCTCGACGATGGCCAGCGCCAGGCTGACGACCTTCTCGGGCTTGACCTTGATGACGGCCATGGTGTGGTGCTCCTTCTCGGGTTGGCCGCCGGCTCAGGCCGTTGGCAGTGGTGAGCGCGTGCTCAGAAGATCCGTGATGTGGCCACGTACTCGTCGGCCGCCTTCTCGGCGTCGAAACGCCCCTCGAGCGGCTTCGGGTCGGCCGGGTTGCGAAGGCCGGACTTCGGCTGGGTCGCGGGGTTGTCCGCGTCGCCGTCGCCGTCGCCGTCGTCGTCCTTCTTCGTCGGGTTCCACTCCTTGAGGAGGTCGTCCGCGTCGGACTCCAGCTCCTCCTTCGTGGCCCCGACCAGTCGCTTCATCTGGACCTTCGTGAGGCCCTTCTCGAACGCGACCTCGAGCTTGAGCTTGTCGATGTCCGGCTCGTCGACCTTCTTGGCCTTGGCCAGCGCCTCGTCCCGCTCCCGGGTCAGTCGCTCGACGTCGGTCTCGTTGGCACGCTGGGCCTCCTCGACCTTCGACTTGTAACCGTCCCGCTCGCTCGTGACCGTCGCGAGGTCGGCGGTGGCCTTGGCGGCCGCCTCCTGCTGCTCGAACGCCTGGGTGGAGAGGTAGTGGATGAACGCACGGCCCTTCTCCGGGTCGTACTCCTCGCCCTTCTTCTCCCAGGGGGTCTGGAACCCTCCGTCGAGTGGCTTCGGCTTCACGATGGTCATGCTTTGCCTCCTGTGGCATCGCCCACGCCCTGCTGTGGTCCGTGGTGCTATCGCGATGATACACACCCATTCCGGTCGGAAAGGTAGGAGATGCGCGTACCGGGGCGTGTCAGGCAGCGGCGATGCCGAGGGTGGCGTAGCGCTCGCGCCAGTCCTTCATCGTCGGGCGGCGGCCGTACAGCCGCTCGGTCTCCTGGCCCAGCGACTTCCACTCGTCCTCGAGGCGCTGGCTCAGGGCCGGCCACTCCTCGGTCGAGCGGGTGTAGACCTGCCGCAGCGAGCACGAGCAGTGGTCATGCACCTTGTGCCGGCCGGGGCCCTCGAACCGGGCATCGCTCTCGTCGAACGACTCGCCGTCGTAGACGGGGCCGCGGCTGGCGAGCGCCGCGCAGAAGAAGCACGGCTGGCTCGAGGTGACCCGCACCCAGCCGATGGCCCGCCCGCCCGCGCGCGTCGAGGCGATCACCTGGTCGCGGGAGGCGTTCCCGGCGTGTCGCGCCGCGGCGGCCCCGGCCATCTCGCCGGACTTGTCGATCTCCTGCTGCAGGCTGACCGCCCGCCCCTGGTCGAGGATCTCGAGGGCGCGCTGGCGCTGCGGGATGCCCTGCTCGGGGTCCGCGGCCCGGCGCAGGAAGGACTGCTCGAGCAGTGACGGGGCCTGCGCCACCGAGCCCGAGGAGCCGATGCGCTTGCGGGCGCTGACGATGCCGGTCGTCCACAGCGACGTGCGGATCTGCTCGAGGGTCGGCGGCACGTCGGGGATGACCGGCGGCGCAGCAGCCCGGGGGAAGACGAGCTGCTGCACCTCGGTCATGTAGCCGGTCGCCTCTTCCCAGACCTTGGCCCGGACGGCGAGGGAGATCTGCAGGCTGCGGTCGAGCCAGTCGTCGACCTTGGGGCCGCCGGACAGGATGTCCTCGATCGCGAGGCTGCTGAACAGCCGGCTGACCGCGAGCGACACGCCGAGCTGCCGGCGCGTCAGGGTCGCCCGGTACTCGGCGTCGAGCCGCTCGAGGTCGGACCGCAGGCTCATGCCGTCGTCTGCGGCTCGGGCTGGTTCTGGCCCTCCTGCTGCGGCTGGGTCGCGGCGTCCTTCGTGATCTGCTCGACCTCGGCCAGCAGCCTGTCGATGGAGCCGTTGAGCACGAGGTTCTTCGCACGCTCGACGTCGTTGTCGGTCCAGCCCGGGATGCGCTCCCAGAGCATCTCGACCGGCACCTTGAGGTTGGTCGCGAGGATGCCCAGCGCCATCGCGGCCTGCTCGAGCGAGCGGGACTCAGTGTCGCGCCACTTCGCCTGCATCTCGTACGCGCGGGCCTCGACGGTGTCGTTGCGCATGTGCGCGTCGAGCCGGAAGAGCTGCTCGTGGCTCTCGCCCCAAGAGAGGCGGTGCTCGCGGCTCTTGCGCTGCAGGCCGGACTCGGCCGCCGCCAGCGACTCGGCCTGCAGGTTGCTCGACACGCCGAGGAGGTGGTGCGGCGGCGTCTGGCTCAGCGCCGACAGGTCACGCAGGTCCGAGTCGCGCGCGGAGATGAAGCCGGCGAG